CATCAATGGCACCGCGTTTCGCGCCCTGGTGGAGAGCATTGAGCGAACCCGGGAGTTTGGTAGCAACAATTTGCGAGTTTCCGGGCGCGGCAAGACGGCGTTGCTGGATGCTCCCTATGCGCCCACGCTCAGTTTCACGAACAGTCAGGCCCGCACTGCACAGCAGCTGATGGGCGATGTGCTGACCTTCAACGGTGTGTCTTTGGGGTGGGAGGTGCAGTCGGGACTGGTTGATTGGTCTATCCCTGCAGGTGTGTTCAATCACCAGGGCTCTTACATCGGGGCGCTCAACAAAATCGCGGCTTCTGCCGGTGGCTATGTGCAACCCCACGCATCCAGCCAGATCATCAGAGTCCTTCCGCGCTATCCCACCGTACCGTGGGAGTGGGACACGGTGACTCCCGACTTCCAACTGCCTGCCGACGTCACCTCGCGAGAGTCCTTGCGCTGGGTTGAGAAGTCAGCCTACAACCGGGTGTTTGTTTCTGGGCAGGAGGTGGGAGTGCTCGGGCAAGTGACCCGATCCGGCACCGCTGGCGAGATCCTGGCCCCTATGGTGGTGGATGCCCTGGTCACCAACGCCACAGCGGCGCGGCAGCGTGGTATCGCTGTTCTGGCGGATACAGGACGCCAGATCGAAGTGAGTTTGCGCCTGCCGGTGTTGGCTGAGACAGGAATCATTGTTCCGGGTGCCTTCGTGGACTACCAGGATGGCAGTGTTTCCCGGCGTGGCCTTGTTCGCTCCACACAAGTTGAAGCCGGATTGCCAGAGGTTTGGCAAACCCTGGGAGTGCAGACCTATGCATAACCTGTATCAACAGTTTCGCGCCTTGCTGCCCGACCCGCCATTGCAGGTCGGCACTGTCATCGCGGTAAGCGGTGGTGTTGTCACCGTGCAGATGCCTGGTGGTGGACTCCTGAAAGCGCGTGGCGACGCGTTTGTGGGCCAGAAAGTGTTTGTGCGCGATGCGGTGGTGGAAGCCGTCGCACCGAACCTGACGTTGGAAATCATTGATATCTAAAACGCAACTGATATTTCGTAATTAACCCTGAGACCCGCCAATGCGACCTTGCATTGCGCGGGTTTCGCATTTCTGGAGTATGAAAAATGGAAACGACACAGGTTGAGAGACGTCGCATGGTTACGCTTCCACAGGAAGAGTTTGAGGCTGTGCTGGAACGCGCTGCAGAGCGCGGTGCGCTGAACGCCTTGCACGAGGTAGGGCTTGATGGTGAGGATGCAGCACGCGACATTCGTGCGCTGCGTAATTTGCTTGATGCGTGGCGTGAAGCGCGCATGACCGCCTGGCGAACGGTCGTGAAAGCAGTCACTACCGGCCTGCTGCTGGCCTTGGTGGCGGGTGCAATCATCAAACTCAAAGTTTTCGGGGGTGGCCAATGATCGAAACATTGCTGGGTGGTTTGCTGGGCGGCGTTTTCCGCCTGGCTCCCGAAATTCTCAAATGGATGGACCGTAATGGCGAGCGCGGCCACGAGCTGGCGATGCAGGACAAGGCGCTGGAGTTCGAGAAGATTCGTGGTGCGCAGCGCATGGCAGAGATTGGTGCCAGCGCGGATGCTGCATGGAACACTGGTGCCATCGACGCACTGCGCGATGCAGTGCGCACCCAGGGTGAGAAAACGGGAGTGCAATGGGCCGACGCTTTGTCCGCCAGTGTCCGCCCTGTGATTACCTACTGGTTCATGGCGCTCTACTGCGCCGCCAAGACGGCAGCGTTCGTGGCGGCTGTTACCGCTGGTGCTGGCTGGGGCACGGCCATCCTGCACGCATGGACAGAAGCGGACCAGGCGCTGTGGGCTGGCGTGCTGAACTTCTGGTTCCTTGGGCGCGTGTTCGACCGGGTGCGTTCGTGACCGGGGTGCCGAAAACGGCTATCGAGCTGGCCAAGCGCTTCGAGGGGCTCCACCGGGTGCCAAAGACAGATCCTGGCCGTGCCCATCCGTACATCTGCCCTGCGGGCTACTGGACTATTGGCTACGGTCATCTGTGCAACCCGAAGCATCATCCGATCACGGAGGATGAAGCCGAAGTCTATCTCGCGCTCGACCTGCAGACGGCGCTTGCTGCGACGCTGCGTTACTGCCCGGTGCTTGCCACCGAGCCCGAGGGGCGGCTCGCGGCCATCGTGGATTTCACATTCAATCTCGGAGCTGGGCGGCTGCAGACGTCGACGCTTCGGCGACGTATCAATCAGCGGGACTGGGCCGCTTCCGCCACCGAGTTGAAACGATGGGTTTATGGTGGAGGGAAAGTGCTGCCGGGACTGGTCACACGGCGAACGGCTGAGGCTGCTTGGCTTCTTCGCAACCACTGATCTCAGATCAGCGTCCTTCAAGCACTCGATCCGCAGACTCGCCAGCGGCAACGAAACTGCGCAGAATGTTTCCACCGGATTCGCCCACCAGCAGGTAAGCCAGCCTGAAATGATCCTCCAATTGGGCCAGCGACTCCAACTTGCGCACTTGCTCTTGCAGCTTGACCATATCCGCCCCGAGCCAGCTCATGATTCGGCGAATGCGATCTTCTATGTCTGAGCTATCCATCAATTCGCCAAGTTCGTGAACGACGTCATGCTTGGTTCCAATCCAGTCCGAACAGAGGGACTCGACAGATGCGCGAATATCTGTGGGCAATTCGACTGATGGAAGTTCTTTTTGTACGTAGGCGGCGTTGCTCATCAAGCTCATCGCACAAGCGTATGCAGCTGAACTGAATTCGTTGAGCGCATCACGGCCAGAAGCAGCGGATTGCTGTTGGGTGGTCGTTTCGGCACTGGAATATTCCTGACTGAATGGCTTCCACTCTTCCTGGCTGAATAGGCGAGAAATGTACTCCCGCGCCGTGCCCGGCTCCCATTGATACTTTTCGGAAAACTGGTCAAGGAAGCCGAGTAGGTGAAAGTAAGCCCGGCTACTGACATCCCAATGGAGCTGCTCGCCGATGTAGTCGCCGTTGACACTCTTGTACTCGTTCAGGCCCCTTCTGAGAGCCAGGCAGAATTCTTCGATGACACGATTGACCACAGCCGGATCTTCCCCGGAGCTGGCCGCAATTTGAAGAACAAATGAGCGATCCTTGGTCATAGTGGTCCCTCGCCCGGTATTGGAGTCAATCCAGTCATCGCCCAAGTCTCATTCTCATATCGTGATGCGCAAAGCGACGAGTTGGTTACTTGGTCCTTCAGAGCGAACTTCAAGCATTGGGCTGTTTGATATCAGATAGCCAAGAGGTTGCCTGAGTGCAAAAGGGTAAATAACCGGCAGTGATTGCAGGGCAGCGAGAGAGACAGCTTTTCCTTGATAGCGCAAGGCAGCCTCGACAAGCCATGCGATTGACTTGTCCCTGTTTAGCGCCCTGATGGGCAATCTGACAAGCCGCTTTCCTTTTTCAACTCGCTGAATGGCACCCCAGTTCGCTTGGGTTTGAATGACAGCTTGAGTCGCCCTCTTTGTGGCCTCGCGATCACCATACACCTCGCTCATGCGGCGATGAATTTCTGATACCGAGCAATCACCCTGTATCGAGGTCAGTCGCCCCGTAAACTCGGCGATCTTTCCAAAGTACGGGTAACTGGCAATGGCAGAGCCCCAAGCAAAGGCAGCAATTTCTTCGGCTTTTTCGCTGCTCTTGAAAATGCTCACCCCACGGTCAATGAAGTCCGCAAGCTCCGGTCTGGGCTCCAGTCCCAGTGCGTTCAGCTTGGTGCGGGTCTTGGCTCTCGATTCCTTTCCAAGCACAGAGGTTTCCAGCAGCTCGGTCAATGCATCCACGCTCGTGGTGCCAGCGCGCACTTTGATCACGGCCGCCACCCATTCCAGTTGGATGAACCTATCAAAGCCAATTTGAGGGACGGTTGGACTCATTCAGATCAACTCACATGACTAATTTTTACGAATGGCACCATCAGCTCTTCAACGGAGATGCCGCCATGTACGACGGCTGGTTCTCCCTGAGGCAAGAAAGCGGTGCGTCCACCCGCGAATAGGGCCATGAAGTTTGCTGGCAGTCCAGCGATATCCAGCCGAAAGGTGTTCGGGTTAGCTGCGGCAGACTCCGCCACCAACGTCTCGCTACGGTATGTGCGAACGCGTTCTCCACGCATTTCCGGCGCCACCCCTTGATTGGGGCGACCTTGGCCAACTGCTTCGACATTTCCGTGATCAGCTGTCAGGTAGACGTGGAAGCCCTTGTCGATAAGCAGCGTGAACAGCCGATCCACAAACCCTGTTTCACACCAGCCTTCAATTTGCGACGCTATGCCGCGTTTGCCGAGTACAGCGCCGTGCACGATTTCGTCCACGGTATCCACCACAATGCCAGCGACCTTGATCGAGGGCCCAGACAACGCAGCTTCCAGCTCAGCCAATTGATCGTTGCGTTTGATTCCTTTGCGGTAGTAAACCTCATTTGCTCGCAACCCTTGATCTTGCCAAAACCGTGACCACTGGGTCGGTTCAGGCGAAGTGGTCTCGATGGTGTCTGCAAACTCCCTGGGTTTGAGCCCGGAAAAAAGTGCCTGTCGGGAAACCGATGTCAATGTCGGCAGCCAAGCAAAGCATGCGCCTTCGTCAAAGCCAAATTTAGGGGCTCGTCGTGCCAAGGTCTCGCGAATCAAAACCCACTGGTCAAGGGCAAGCCCATCAAATACAAGCAATGCAACTTTCGACTCGCCCGCATTCCGTCGCATCGACAGATAGCGCGGTACATGGTGAACCATGACCGGGCCTTTGGCCACCGGAAGTGAGGGCAGATCAGCATAGTGCTTCGCTACCCATTCCCGTAGGCGTTCGTCAGTGGCAGCCTGTAGCTCGGCGATGGCGACCTTCAG